CAGGAGCTTGGGCGGTTGTTGATGTCCTGGTGAAGATCGAGCAACCGCCGTCCTAGCCGTGCGGCCAAGGACGATCAAGGACGGGGCGCCGGTGCGGCGGCAGGATACGCCGTTGGAAGGTCGCGACTTCCTCCCCGTGTTGAGCAGTGCTGGAATAGGTAGACAGTAGACGAGGCAGCGATGTCGGACAAAACGTGCTGCCGCCTTTCCGACGGGATAGGCCGGCCTCTGATCGCAGCTGCGCCGTGCGGGGTGCAAATCCCCGCCTGCTCAATTATGGCCAGATAGTCGAGTGGTCAAGACACTGCCCTTTCACGGCAGCGGGGACGGGTTCGAATCCCTCTCTGGCCACCAATGGCCGGGTAGCTCCCGGATGATGTGAGCGTTGCGGTTTACCTCACAGAGAATGATAATGCCCGAAAAGGGAACCGCTCATTTGCTAATGAAACCCGCCGAGCCTCTGGTTCAAGCGTAACATGGCGAGTGTTTTGCATAAAGCCTCCCACACTTCTCTTGGATGTGTCACAATGGAGGATACCATACCCCTGGCTTTGGCTGGGGGCTTTTTCTATGTCTGGAGGAGGTGATAAGTATGGCCCACGCAGGTGGAAAACCCAGAAAATGGAAGTCGGCGAAAGCGCTGGCAGCTGCTGTGGAGGAGTATTTCTCCCAGTGCAAGGAAGAGGGCCGCATCCCTTCTGTGGCGGGGCTGGCTCTGTCCTTGGGGTTCATGAGCCGTCAGGCGTTGGAGCGTTACACCGACCGGGAAAATGAGGACAATCCTGACGAGTATGTTGTCATTATCACGCGGGCGAAGCTGCGCATTGAGGAAGAGAATATCCAGCTGGCCTACAACCGGGACGCTTCGCCGGGCGCGCGGTTTGTGCTGCAAAACGGGTTCAATTACACCGAAAAGCAGACGATCGACATGGCGGCCAAGATTGTTGTGGATGTGGTAGACAGTGACGATTGAAATTAAAAGCCGGGTGTTTAATCCCGCGTTCCTGCCGGTGCTGAAAGATTCCAGGCATCGTTATATTGTGCTTTACGGCGGGGCGGGATCTGGGAAAAGCGTTTTTGCGGCGCAGAGGTTTGTGTACAGGCTTCTCACGCTGCCGCTTTGCAATGTCTTGGTGGTGCGTGCTGTGGCAGCGACAAACCGTGACAGCACCTTCGCCCTGTTCCGCCAGGTGATCGGGAAATGGGGGCTGGACGGGCTGTTCAGCTGCAAAGAAAGCGATATGCGGATCGTGTGCGCTAACGGCAACAGCGTGATTTTTAAGGGCCTGGACGACACGGAAAAGCTGAAATCCATCACCTTCCCCAAAGGGGAGCTGACCGACATCTGGGTGGAGGAGGCTTCCGAGATTGCCGAGGAGGACTTCAACCAGCTGGACGTGCGCCTGCGGGGCAAGGGGACACACAAGCAGATTGTGCTCACTTTCAACCCGGTGTCGGTGCTGCACTGGCTGAAAGGCCGTTTTTTTGACCGGCAGGACCCCCGGGCGGTGGCGCTGAAATCCACCTACAAGGACAACAAGTTTTTAGATGAGGACTATAAACAGACTTTGGAGGGCTACAAGGATACCGACCCCTACTACTATTCCGTGTACTGCCTGGGGGAGTGGGGCGTTTTGGGGCAGACCATCTTTGATGCCAGGAAGGTTTCCCAGCGGCTGCAAGAGGTGCCCGAACCCGTGGCGCAAGGGGAGTTTGTGTTCTCCACCTGGTACAATGCCCAGGCCAACGAGGTTGTGATCGATGACGCGTCCATCCGCTGGGTGGAAGGCACAGGGCCGATCAAGATCTACCAGCAGCCCCAGAAGGGCGCGGCCTATGTGATCGGCGGGGATACCGCCGGGGAGGGCTCGGACTTCAGCGTAGCCCAAGTGATAGACCATATCACCGGGGCGCAGGTGTGCGCCATGCGGGGGCAGATGGACGAGGACATTTTCGCCGCGCAGGTGTATTGCCTGGGCAAATACTACAACACGGCCCTGGTAAGCATTGAGGCGAATTTCTCAAGCTATCCCATCCGGGAGCTGGAGCGGCTGCGGTACCCCCGGCAGTTTGTGCGGCAGACAGAGGACAGCTTCACCCACAAGATACGGCAAAGCTACGGTTTCCAGACAAACAAGAACACCCGGCCAGTGGTGATCGCCGGGCTGGTGGAAATCGTGCGGGAGCACCCGGAGTGGATCAACGACCGGGACACGCTCAACGAGATGCTCACCTTTGTGCGCAACGAGAACGGCAGGCCCGAGGCCCAGGAGGGCGCCCACGATGACTGCGTGATGGCGCTGGCGATTGCGTATTACTCCAAGATGCAGCAAAGCACCGGGGAGTATACGCCGAGAAAGTGGACAAGGGATATGTGGCAGGATTACAACAAGGCAAGCCCCGAGGACAAGGCCATCCTCCGTAAGAGATGGGGCGCTCCTTATACGGGTGGTGGTTATTATGAGTAACGCGAATTTAGAAATGTGGCAAGCCAGGCTGGAACGCAACGAATCCGCTTACGAAAGCAAGCTGGCAGATATGGACAGGCGGGAAAAGGCGTACAAGGGCGATCGGGAATTGACCGCCAGGGTGGTGGGCGACCGCAAGCGGAAGGCAACCCATGTGCGCAACCTGACGGCGGAAATCATTGAGGCCCAGGTAAATTCCTCCATCCCCCAGCCAAAGGTGACGGCCAAACGGAAGAAGGACGAGAAGAAAGCCAAGATCATTGAGGATATGCTGCGCAACGAGCTGAACCGGCTGCCCTTCGAGATGCTCAACGACCAGCAGGAACGCACGGTTCCCATCCAGGGCGGCGGGATGTTCCTGGTGGAGTGGGACAACACCCAGCGCAGCCACACCACAGTGGGGGAACTGAACGTGTCCCTGCTGCATCCCAAGCAGGTGATCCCCCAAGACGGCGTATACTCCGGCATTGAGGACATGGACTATATCATCCTCAAAATTCCCCAGACCAAGGAGTATATCCGCAGGCGGTATCATGTGAGCGTCAAAGACGCTTCCGAGCAGGAACCGGACATCAAGAGCGAAAGCAATATTTCCCCCGCCGATGATATGGTAACGCAGTATATCGCGTACTACCGCAATACCAAGGGCGGCATTGGGCTGTATTCCTGGGTCAACGACACGGAACTGGAAGATCTTGACGATTACCAGGCCCGCAGGGTGCAGCGATGCGCGGTGTGCGGGGAGGCGAAACCCTTGGATGGCGGCAAATGCCCCAAGTGCGGCAGCAAGAAGTGGACTGCCGAAGCCCAAGAGTATGAAACGCTTACCACTTCTGTGCACCGGTCGGACGGTTCTGTTATTCCAGCTGTTGTGGCGGATGAGGTCACAATGGAGGTCAAAGCGGCCAAGATCCCCTATTACAAACCGGATATCTATCCCATTGTGTTGCAAAAAAACGTTTCCCTATTTGGCGAGTTCCTGGGGGATTCGGATGTGGACAAGGTGAAAGACCAACAGAACACCTGCAACCGGATCGAGTCCAAGATCGTGGAAAAACTGGTGAAGTCTGGTTCCTACATGGTTCTTCCGGATGACGCTTCGATCCGGGCCGACGCGGAAGACATGAAGGTGATCCGCCCCGGAAGCCCGGGGAATGCCCAGCTCATTTCCGTGAAGGACATGGAGGGGAACATTTCCCAGGATTTGACATACTTAGCCCAGGTGTACGAGGAGGCCCGGCAGATCATCGGCATTACCGACAGCTTCCAGGGGCGCAGGGACAACACCGCGACATCCGGAACGGCGAAAGAGTTCGCGGCGGCCCAGACCGCGGGGCGGCTGGAATCGAAACGGGTGATGAAAGACGCCGCGTATGCCGCCCTGTTTGAAGCCATGTTCAAGTTTAAGCTGGCGTATGCGGACGAACCCCGGCCCGTGCTGGCCCGCGATATGAGCGGCGACACGGTTTATGAAGAGTTCAACCGGTACGACTTTTTGGAACAGGACGAAACCGGGGCATGGTACTGGAACGACCAGTTCCTATTCAGCTGTGATACCACAGCGCTCCTGGCGAACAACCGGGAGGCCATGTGGCAGGAAACCAGGACAAACCTACAATCCGGCGCGTTTGGAGATCCCACAGATCTTCAGACGCTTATTTTATATTGGACAAAGATGGAGCAGCTGCATTATCCGGGCTCCAGCGAAACCAAAGCGTTTATGGAAATGCGGTATCAGCAGCAGATTCAAGCGCAGATGATACAGCAGCAGCAAATGATGCAGATGCAGGCCCAGGCACAGCAGATGAACGCCCAGGCGGACGCAATGCAGGCAATGAGGACCCAAACCGGCAACGGTGGGAATATACAGCAAGGAGGATGATTCCATGAAAAACAGCGGCAAGGGCAAGGGATATGTCGGGAAGATTTCCAACACGGGCACCCAGGTTGTGCAGGCCCCTTTCCAGACCCCTAAGAACACCCACGGCACTGTGAAGCGGGGCGACGACCTCCGCACCGGCAAAGGCAAGTAATTCGCAGGAATAGCGCAAAAATCCAGAAAGGAAATCCAAAATGGCAGAGATTGATTACAACGCTGTGTTCGGCATGGAAGGCGCAGAAGAGCAGGAAGCCGCCGCCCCTGCACCCGAAGACACCGCAGGCGAAAACGAGCAGGGACCCGCCGCCCCTGTTGGGGAATCACAGGACGATGGAGCCGAACCCGCACGGGAACCTTCTGAGGGCAGCGCTCCCCATGTTCAGACTGACGAGGAAAACGCCCGCTATGCCGCCATGCGCCGCAAGGCCGAGGCGGACGCGGAGAAGCGCATGAATTCCGAGCTGGACAAGAACATCGCCAGTTTGGGGCTGACCGACCCCTATACCAACCGGCCCATTACCAACCAGGCTGAGATGCAGGCATACCGCCAGCGCTTTGTGGAGGAACAGCGCAAAGAAGTGCAGGAGAAAGCGGGCATGAGCCCCGAGGACTACCGGCGCTTTGTGGATTCCCTCCCCGAGGTGCAGGCTGGCAAAGCCGCCCAGCAGAAAGTGATGGACTTGGAAATACGGGAAAAGATCAATTCCCAGATGCGGGAGATCCAGATGATATCCCCGGAAATCAAGTCGATGGAAGACCTTTCCAAGCTGGACAACTTCGACAAGCTTTACGACATGGTGGGCCGAGGCTATGAGCTGGCCGACGCCTACAAGGTTTTAAATTACGACAGGCTTACAGCCAAGACCGCAGAGGCGGCAAAGCAGCAGGCGCTCAATTCCATTGGCGGCAAAAGCCATTTGCAGCCCGTCACTCCCCGAGGGCAGGGCGCTGTCTGTGTCCCGGCTGAAGTGGCGGCGGAATATCGGGCGCTGATGCCGGAAGCCACTGACGCGGAAATCCAAGCACATTACAACAAATACGCAAGAAAGGAATGAAATTAGATGGCATTTCTCAGACACCAGACTGTAGACGGCAGCATCCCCGGCATCCTCTATATGCCGTGCGGAGCTATCACTCCCAAGGTTGGTATGGCGCTGAAAGTCGCGTCGGGCAATTTGGCGATTGCCTCTGGCGCTGACCTTCCCCTGTACATGAGCGTTACGGAACGCGACGAGCCTTGCACTGCCGGTGACATTATCGGCGTGGTTCGCGTTGTGCCCGACACCGTTTACGAAGTGGCTACCCCTTCTTCGTTCTCCCAGGTTGTGGGGGCGAAAGTGCAGATCGGAAGCGATGGGGTTTCCATCACCAACACCACCGGCGGCGCTGCCGAGGTGGCCTATACCGACGATGAGATTACCCGGGTTCGTTTTGCGCAGCCCGATGCTTAAAAACGGCTGATTCGCGGCCGTGTGAAAAAGGATTTTTGAAAAAGCAGATTTATGAAAAAGGAGGATAAGTAATGGCAGGCATTACTTTTACCGAAGGCTCCGGCCTTCAGGACAGCATTTTCGGCAAGTCCCAGGCTCCGATCCGGATGTTCCTGGAAAAGCGGGGGGAGGCGTTCGAGCAGAAGAGCGTCCTCCCTTATATTTTTGAGATGGAAACTTCTAAGCACTGGGCGGAGAAGTTCACCACCATGACCGCGATGGACGGCTTCCAGCCCGTGGGCGAGAACGGCGAGTACCCCGAGGACATGATGCAGGAGGGCTTTGACAAATACCTGGAACACATGACCTGGAAAGACCAGTTCTCCCTCTCCCGGGAAATCGTGGACGATTCCAAGGTGATGGATTTGCGCAAGCGGCCCGCCTCTTTCATGTCGGGCTATTACCGCACCCGGGAACTGTTTGGGGCTGCCCTGCTGGGCGCTGCCATTGGCGGCAACAAGACCGTGACTTTCCGGGGCCGCAAGTTTGATACTTCTGTGGCGGACGGCAAGGCCCTGTTTGCTACCGACCATCCCTCTAAGGTGAAAGGCGCTGCCCAGGGGAACGTGTTCAAAGACGCCTTTTCTGTGGACGCACTAAGCGCTGTGGAGGCGGAAATGCAGGACTTCCGTGGCGATAATGACCAGATTTTGGACGTAGTCCCCGACACCATTGTGATCCCCAACGATTGGAAGCTGAAACGGGAAGTGTTTGCCGCCATTGGCGCTGACAAAGACCCCAACACTTCCAATAACGGCTTCAACTTCCAGTTTGGCCGGTGGAATGTGGTGGTATGGCCTTACCTCAATCAGTACATTACCGCCGGGACCTCCCCTTGGATCGTGATGTCTTCCGGCTACAACAAGGAGTATGGCGGCGCTGTGTGGCTTGACCGTGTGAACTTGGAAGTCCGTTCCCGGATTGACGAGGGCAACGATGCCAACGTGTGGCAGGGCTACGCCCGGTTCACCGCCGGTTTTAACGATTGGCGGTTTGCCGCTGTGGGCGGTGTTTCCACCGGCACCCAGTTGATCGGCGAGTAACGGCAAAGAGGGCCGAGGGCATTGGCTCTCGGCTTTTTTTTGTTTTAGGAGGGCTTTATGTATGACAGTGCAGGAAGTGATTGATTTTACCGACAGGGTAAAACCCAATGATTTCACCGAGGAGGACAAAACAAAGTGGATTTCCAATGTGGAGGGCATGGTGCAGGCGCAAATTTTCCTTCAAGCCCCTGCGGAGTTTATCACCTACACATGGCCCGGCGACAAAAACACCCGCCTTCTGGTAGACTCTCCCTTTGACAAGCTCTATTTAACCTATATGCAGGCTATGATTGATTACCACAACGGGGAATATGACAACTATCAGAACACCATGGCCATGTTCAACTCGGATTTCAGCGAGTTTATGCGGTGGTTTGCCAATATGTACCGGCCTGCTGATAACTGGAGGTGGTAATTTGTTTGAATATCCGCAGCGGTACCCGAGGTATTATATAACCGCCTATGGCATTGCGGTAAAACACGGCTTTGAAGGCACCGAAGAGGAGTGGCTGGAATCGCTGAGAGGCCCCAAGGGCGACCCGGTTTTGTGGCTTGGCCAGTATGATTCTTTGGAAATCCTGAAAGAGAAACACCCCACCGGCGAAACTGGGGACAGCTATTTGGTGGGGACTCATCTTTATTGGTGGGACACGGAAACATCCCAGTGGGAAGACGCCGGGAGCTGGCAGGGGCCCCAGGGAGAAAAAGGCGAACCGGGCGATACAGGCCCCCAGGGAAAAACAGGCCCGCAAGGGGCGGCGGGAGAACCAGGCCCCACCGGCCCCCAAGGCCCGGAAGGACCCCGCGGGGAAACGGGGCCGAGAGGGCAGCAAGGGCTAAAGGGTGACACAGGATCGCAGGGGCCGAAGGGCGAACCGGGCAGCACAGGCCCACAAGGGCCGCAGGGAACTATATTCATGCCTGCTGTAAGCCCGAAAGGGGTAATATCCTGGACGAATGACGGCGGACTGGACAACCCTCCCTCGGTGAGCATCCAAGGCCCCCAGGGGATCCAGGGGCCACAGGGGTTGCAAGGTAAAACCGGCCCTGCTGGCCCTCAAGGCCCAAGAGGCCCCCAGGGGGAGAAAGGCGAAAAGGGCGACACGGGCACCGGGTTGAAAATCCTGGGGACTTATGAAAGCCTGGAATCGCTGAAAGAAAATGTCCCGCTGCCCAACCAAGGGAATATGTACAACGTGGGGCAATCTGCTCCCTATGAAATCTATATGTGGGATGAAACCCTGCTCCCGGGCGAGTGGAAAACCCAGGGGCAGCTGCAAGGCGCGAAAGGCGACCCAGGCCCCCAAGGCCCCCAGGGGCCGCAAGGCATCCAAGGCCCTCCCGGCGAACAGGGAGAACCTGGCCAGCAGGGGCCTATTGGCCCCAAAGGGGAACAGGGCGGCCCGGGCGAGACTGGCCCTCAAGGCCCAGCAGGTGCCGCCGCCGGGTTTGGGGATCCCACTGCCAGTGTGGACGCCAATGTGGGCACTCCCTCTGTGGAGGTAAGCGCTTCCGGCCCCGACACGGCGAAGGTGTTCCAATTCCAGTTTCACAACTTGAAGGGGGCTACCGGCAGCCAAGGGGAACCCGGTCAGACCGGCCCGCAGGGAGAGCGGGGACTTCAAGGCAACCCCGGGCAGGACGCCACCATCAACGGGGTGAACGCTTTGACCCTGACGGCCACAGGGGGCCTGAGTGGTTCCCAGTCCGGGACAACCTATACCATTTCGGGGGACGGGATGAAAGCCAAGCTGGTCACCCTTACCTTGCTTTCCACTGGCTGGGAGGAAAACGCCCAGACTGTGGCCGCTGCCGGTGTACTGGCTGACGAAACCGCCCAGCTTATCACCGCCATGCCCAAGGCATCTGACCAGGAGGCCTATTACGGGGCGGGCATTTATCTTTCCGGGCAGGCTGCGGGACAGCTTACCTTCGCGTGTTCTTCCACTCCCGAATCCGACTTGACGGTGTACGTCACCATAGCGGAGGTGAAATCGGGATGATTTTTAACCCTGTAGTGGCAAGGAGCGCCACTCCAAGCGGGACGGGAATCGGCACCCTGGAAGTGGGGACATTGGTGAAGGGGAACATCCAGGGCGCACCCTGGGAATGGAAAATCGTCCACCAGGGAAACCCTGACCCGGCTATGTATGACGCAAACTGCGACGGGTGCTGGCTGCTGTTGGAGAACATCCACTCGCAAAGGGTATGGAGCAGTTCGAGCAACGACTACAAAAATTCCGACATCCAGGCGTGGCTTAACGGGGATTTCTTCAATATGCTGGACGCTGGTTTCCGAAACCAAGTGAAGCAGGTAAAGATTCCTTTGGGTTCTGGCGCAGACGGACTAAGCTGCAAACTCTTCCTGCTGTCCGGCTACGAGCTGGGCTGGACCACCAGCGATGACCCATATTTCCCTCGTGACGGAGCAAAGCTATCCTATTTCAGTTCTGGCGCAGACAGCGCCGCTAATAACAAGCGCATCGCTAATTATAACGGTATCGCCGCCAACTGGTGGCTCCGCTCCTATCACAGAGGTGGAAACAACGACATCTGGGGTGTCTTTTCCGATGGTGACTACCGCGAATGGTATCGTGGCTATAATCAAGGGATCCGCCCCGCCCTCATTCTGCCCTCCACCGCTCTGGTGGATGATGAGTTGAACATTTTGGGGGTGGCCTGATGCTGAGCAACACAGTGTATCTTGGAGAAGCCAAGCCGAAGGGCACGCCACTGTCTGATTTGACCGAAGGCATCCT